CACCTATGACTAGGGCAAGTGCTGATGTTTGGAATACATTTTTTATAAAGTTATATGGTCAATATGGAACTTTTTTATTAGGTGATCCAAATGCTGCAACACCTAGAGGAACTGCTTCTAGTTCACCGGGAACACCTGTAGTTAATGGTGCAAGTCAAACTGGTAACACTCTTAATATTGATGGAGTTCCTACAAGTCAAACTGGTTATCTTAAAGCAGGTGACTATATTCAATTAGGCTCTGGTAGTAGTTCAAGATTATATAAAGTTTTAGATGATGCAGATAGTAATGGATCTGGGGAAGTTGAATTAACTATTTATCCAGATTTAAGATCATCTCCATCTGATGATGCGACAGTTGTGGTATCTAGTGCAGTTGGTTTATTTAGATTGACAACTCCAACTCATAACTGGGCAATTAGTATGGATGGTTTTTATTCATTATCTTTTGGAGCATCTGAAGCATTATGAGTAGAAATATAACAACTGCTTTTAATAACATTTTAGAAAGTGATAATTTATCACCTTTTTTAGCAGTTGATTTAGCTTTTGATGGAGGAAATTTTGTTGCTTGGACAGGTTATGGAAATATTACTTTTTTTGGCACAACTTTCGTTGGTAGTGGGGATTTTCTTAATGTTTCTCAAATAAGTGAAACTGCTGATATTCAAGCTAATGGAATAAATATAACATTATCTGGAATACCATCAGATTTAATTTCAAGCGCCTTAAATGAAACTTATCAAGGCAGACCGGCTAAATTATATCTAGGTTTATTAGATGCTAATGGTGCTGTTGTTTCTGATCCATATCTTGTTTTTAGTGGTCGTATGGACACAATGGGAATTGAGGATAGTGGTGATACAGCAAATATAGGTTTAACTGCTGAAAGTAGATTAATTGATTTGGAAAGAAGCAGAGAAAGAAGATATACATCTGAAGATCAGAAAATAGATTATCCTAATGATAAAGGTTTGGAATTTATTGCTGATTTACAAGATAAAGAAATTGTATGGGGTAGGTAATGGGATTTTTTAAAAATTTTGTTAAAGCATTACAAAACCCAGCAACACTAGTTGCAGCTATAGCAGCAGTCGCTCTTGCTCCTGCTACTGGTGGAAGCAGTTTAATGCTATTTGCAAAAGCATATGTAATAACTGCAGCATCAACAGCAGCTTTGCAAACATTCTCACCAAAACCTAAACTTCCTAGCTTTTCAGATTTTTCTAGCCAAAGTCAAAACAGAACACAAATGATTAAACAGCCTACAGTTGCTAGGAGAATGATCTATGGAGAAACAAGGGTTTCTGGTGTTTTAGGTTTTGCAGAAAGTACAGATGATGATAAATATCTTCATTTGGTCATTCTTATGGCATCACATGAAGTTAATTCTATAGGTCAAATATATATAAATGATACTGCAATCACATTAGATGGAAGTGGTAACTGTACTGCACCGGCACAATATGCAAATCTAATAAGAATAAATAAACATTTAGGTACATCGGATCAATTAGCAGATACCGATTTAATTGCAGAAAGTGATGGTAAATGGACAAGTAATCATAAACTTAGTGGGATTGCTTATGTTTATGCAAGATTAGAATTTGATGCAGATGCATTTCCTAATGGTTTGCCAAATATATCAGCTATAGTTCAAGGAAAGAAATTATATGATCCACGAACATCAACAACTGTATATTCTACAAATCCTGCATTAGCGATTAGAGATTATTTAACTGATAGTATTTATGGGTTTAATGCTTCATCTGATGAAATAGATGATACATCTTTTACAACTGCAGCTAATATATGTGATGAAAGTGTTACCTTATCTGGTGGTGGTACAGAAAGCCGATATACGATAAATGGAACATTTGAAAGCAATGGTAGCCCAAAGCAAATATTAGAAAACCTTTTAACTGCTATGGGTGGCTCTGTTATCTATTCTAATGGTACATTTAAAACAAAAGCAGCTAAATATGTAACTCCAACAGTTACTTTAGATGAGGGTGATTTAAGGGGATCTATTGCTTTACAATCAAGAAGATCAAGAAGAGATAATTATAATGCAGTCAAAGGTGTTTTTACATCACCAGATAATAATTATATAGCTGCAGACTATCCTGCATTTACATCAACAACTTTCCAGAATGAAGATAATGGAGATCAAGTTTTTTTAGATTTAGATTTACCATACACAACTTCTTCTTCTATGGCACAAAGATTAGCGAAAATAACTTTATTTAGAAATAGGCAACAAGTGACATTAGACATGCCTTGTAAGCTAAAAGCATTTCAGTTGAATGTGGGTGATACAGTTTCTATTAATAACAATAGATTTGGTTTTAGTTCTAAGGTTTTTGAAGTTGCAGAATGGAATATTGCATTTGAAAATGATGGGAATGGCGTTCCTATTATGGGTGTTGATTTAGTTTTAAGGGAATTAAATAGCGAGGTTTATAATTGGAATGCTGAAGAAAAGGTTTTTCAACAAGATAATACAACTCTTCCAGATCCATTTGTGGTTGCCCAACCTGTTATTTCAACAACTGATGAATTGAGGGTGTTAAATCAAGAAGCAATATCTGTTTTAATTGTTAATGCATCTAGTACAAATCCACAAGTGATTGATTTTGAAGTGCAAGCCAAAAAATCAACTGATACAAATTATGTTAATTTAGGTAAATCAAGTGCTAATTTATTTGAATTTGTAAATGTTGAAGACAATGCTATTTATGATATTAGAGCAAGAAGTATATCAAGATTAAGCCGTTCTTCTTATGTAACAGAGCAACATCAAGTGGTTGGTAAAACTGCTCCACCTCAAGATGTTTCTGATTTTAGTGTAAATATAATCAATACTGAAGCGCATTTAAGTTGGACACCTGTAACAGATTTGGATTTATCCCATTATCATATTAGGCATGCTAGAGAAACAACAGGAGCAACCTATGCGAATGCAGTTGATTTAATAGCTAAAGTTTCACGACCTGCTAATACTGCTATTGTCCCGGCTATGACAGGCACATATTTTATTAAGGCAGTTGATAAGCTAGGGAATGCATCTTTAAATGCAACAAGTAAATTAGCTATAATAGAAGACATAAAAAATCTAAATGCAGTTGCTACTACCACACAACATCCTAATTTTACAGGAGCAAAAGTAAATACAGCAGTTGTTGATAATAAACTTCAATTAGACACTAGCATTAATTTTGATGATGCAACTGGCAATTTTGACGATGCTAGTGGTTTATTTGATGGTGGTGGTGGTAATATAGCAGCTAGTGGAACATATGAGTTTGATAATTATGTTGATTTAGGTGCAATTTATACAAGCAGAGTAACAGCAAATGTTAATGTAGTTAGGATAGACTATGTTAATTTATTTGATGATGCTCAAGGTAATTTTGATGATAGAACTGGTGATTTTGATGGTGATGTTCAAGCATTTGATGATACGAATGTTGAATTATTAGTGGCAACAACTGAAGATGATCCATCTGGTTCACCAACATATACTGATTTTAGGAAGTTCTTTGTCGGTGATTATAAAGCTAGGGCATATAAATTTAAAGTTAATATGACTAGTTCAGATGCAGAAGCTACACATCAAATAACATCATTATCGGTTACTATAGATATGCCAGATAGAGTTGTTTCAGAAACTGATGTTTCTACTGGTGTAGGCTCTAAGGCAATAACATTTTCACCATCATTTAAAGCATTGCAAGGAGTTGGCATTTCTGCAAGCAACTTAACAAGTGGCGATTATTATGCTATAACAAGTAAGAGTGCATCTGGTTTTACTATTACTTTTTACGATAGTGGTGATAGTGTAGTTGATAGAACATTTGATTATGTCGCAAAAGGTTATGGTGAATTAGCAGCTTAGAAGAGGAAAAGATATGTCACAAAATGATTTTACTATTGCCAATCAAGGTTTCCCGGCATTTAGAGCAGATTTAAATTCAGCATTGCAAGCTTTAGCATCTAATAGTTCTGGAACATCTGATCCATCTACTACATTTGCAAACAGTTTTTTTTATGATGAAACAAATAATGTTTTAAAATTTAGAAATGAAGATAATGATGCTTATATCACTATTATGGGATTTGACCAGAGTGCAGATACAACAACTAATGTTGTAACAGATGCAACTCAAACATTTACAAAAGCACAAGTTCCATCAACTTATACAGGAACAGGTTTAACATTAGATTTTGATGCATATCAGAATTTCATATTAACTTTATCATCTGGATCTAATACTTTAGCTAATCAAACAACTGAAGCGGGAAATGTAGGTCAGACAGGTGTTATGATTATCATTCAACCATCTAGTGGTTCTGCCGGGACAATAAGTTTAGGTACAGATTATGAAAGTGTTGGTGGTGCAGGATTAACTTTATCAAGTGCAAATAGTGCTTATGATGTATTACCATATATTATAAAGGCAGATAATAGCATCCTATTAGGTGCGCCACAGTTAGGGTTCTCATAATGTTTTCACCAGATCAATGGGCAGCATCTACGGGAGTATCTTTCTACAATGGGGTGGCAACTCAGTCATTGAGATTTGATGATGGTAGTAGTGCTTATTTAAGCAGAACACCATCAAGTACAGGTAATAGAAGAACGTTTACTATAAGTTGTTGGGTTAAAAGGTCTAACTTAAATGTTACTCCTTATATATTTAAAGCAAATACTGGAACTGGAGATGCTTTACATTTTAGAAATGATTCAACTGGAACTTCACCTTATTCTTTAGCTTTTTTCTTTTCTGATACTGCTCAAGGAACTTTATATACCACACAAAAATTTAGAGATACAAGTGCTTGGTATCATATTGTAGCATCAATAGATACTACACAAGCAACTGCAAGTAATAGAGTAAAACTTTATGTTAATGGAACACAAATTACTGCATTTGATACTGAAAATTATCCATCGCAAAATTATGATTGTACAATTAACACACAAGTTGCTCATTTAATTGGTGCTTATGCTAGTGGGAATTCTCATTTTGATGGATATATGTCAGAGTTTAATTTCGTTGATGGTTTAGCACTAGACCCTACATCATTTGGAGAAACTAAAAATGGTGTATGGATAGCAAAAGAACCAAGTGTAACTTATGGCACTAATGGTTTTAGATTGCAATTCAATCAAACTGGAACTGGTACTGCATCATCTAGCACAATAGGAGCAGACACTAGTGGTAATGCTAATCACTTTTCATCTAGTGGTATAGATACTGAAGATTGTGATATGCCCGATAGTCCAGAGAATAACTTTGCTACATTTGGTGTATTAAACAGTAATACAAATACATCTTTATCTGAAGGTGGATTAAGAGCCTTAATGGGTGGTGCTAATAATTACGACCAAGTAAGGTCTGATTTTGGTTTATCAAGTGGGAAATGGTATTGGGAAATTTATGTAGAAGAAAGAGGCTATATACCTTCTGTTGGTGTTTTTGCAGGATATAAAGGAAATAATACAAATCCAAACCATTGGGTAACTTTTGGATATGGTGGTTGGTTTATTTCTAATAATAGTAGTATTCCTCAATATAATGTTAATCAAAATACAAGTGGTGGAACTAATTGGAGTGTAACAATGCCTGCAAATGGCGATGTTATAATGATTGCTATTGATGTTGATGACAATAAAATTTGGTGGGGATTAAACGGAACTTGGTACAATTCAAGTGGCACAGCAGACCCTGCAACTGGAACTGACCCAAGAGTTACATTAACCTCAAACCAAACTTGGCATCCAATGGCAACTTTAAGTGTTGGTGGAGCAGGGTATTCAAATGAAAAAATTAAAATAAACTTTGGGCAAGATGATACATTTGCAGGAGCAATAAGTGCAACTGGCAACACAGATGGAAATGGTAATGGTATATTTAAGTATACACCACCAAGTGGCTATCTAGCATTATGCACATCTAATCTTCCTGAGCCTACTATTAGTCCTAATGCAGATACACAAGCTGATGATTATTTTAATACAGTTCTTTATACTGGTAATAGTTCTACACAATCTATAACTGGTGTTGGT